TAATATAAGAACTCCTGAAGGACTGGATTTGTTTTTGGTACTATTAGAACACCATCTTCAAATACGATTGGCTCTAAGATTGCGTTAGCATCTTGCTCGTGTTCAAATGGACTCTTTTGATTTCTAGCATATCTTAATGTATGATTTACTCCTTCTTCTTCATCGAAGTAAAGTAATCTTTTTCGCTTTGTGTCGCGAGATAAGATAAAATAAGTTAATGGGGCTGAATCACCTTTTAAAAGATAGGTGCGATCTTTCGAATCTAGTTTTACTCTTTTCATTTGATATAATTTAATTTACAATAAAAAATAGAGAGGAGCCGAAACCCCTCTCTGATTTGTTCTTCTTATTTGAAGATGAAGAAGTTGTTAGCTCCTAATGTACAAAGCGCACGCTCTGACAAGAAGTTAACCTCCATTGCATCTAGGTCACTTGTTTGTGCACCACCTGCTGATCCTGTCATCCATGTTTTGTAACGACGGTTTTCAGATTCAGAAGCACGGTAACGAACGTGTAAGAATGGACGTTTCGCGTTTTTACCAAGAACTTGGTCATAAACGTTCATTGTTCCAGCAGGAACTAAAACACCATTTACAGCTCCACCAACGATACCACCACGAAGTGTAGCGTCGTTCAAGTATTTCCAGTCTGTTTTGTAGAAGTCATATCCACGACGGAAGCTAGTGAAACCTAAGTTCAATGCCATTTGCTCGTCGTTATCAAACAATCCGTAAGACGTACCACCTGCTCCGTAAGAGTTTTGTGCAGCCAACATATCGTCGATATCGAAAGAGAACTGACGGTTGATGAACAATGTGTTCTCAGCGATAGCTCCTTGTTTGTCTAAACGTTGTACGATTGTATCGAAGTCAGACAATGCAGATGGAATACCACCAGACCAAACGTTACCACGGTTTTCAATCTCGTAGAATAAACCTTTAGTACCAGCTGCAGTTGAACCAGCAGTACCACCAGCAAACGTTGTTGAAGTAGCAGGAGATAAGTAAGCTAATGCATCAGATGCTGCTTCAGCAGGAACACCTTCTACCATTGCCATCTCTAAGTAGTCTTCGAAACGTAAACGAGTTTCGTGCTCAGACTTCATGTACCATAAGTATCCTGTAGCTCCGTTCTCAGTTGTAACCTCAACCCATCCGATTTGTGCCATATCAGATCCTGATACAGTGTACTTGTCTTTGATGATGATTGGTTTAACGTCGAAGAATACATCTTGTGCCTCTAAAGATCCAACCATTCCAGTTGTACCTTTTTGGAACTCAGATCCGTAAACGAATGCTGTTACAAGCTCAGTTGTAATTGTAAACGGAGAACCTGCAGCATTGTAAAACTTAACTGTAAATGTAGAACCATCTGCAGCAACTGCACTAATAACAGCTTTACCTGAATTAGCAGATACAGTTTGAGAAGATAAGAATACAGTTTGGTTTACTCTGAAGTTACAAAGAGTTGCCGGAGACGTTGTTGGCATTGTAAAAGTCGCAGTGTCTGATCCAGCCGCAGAGGATGGAATAACATTTGTGTACTTTGTATGCAAACGACCTTGCTCTGCCCATTTGATTAAGTCAGAGTTTGTAGGAAGCTCAGCACCAACCATACGCAAGAAAGATGCGATTGAACGGTTACCGTAACGCTCGAATTCCTGCTCGTAAGTGTCAGGAAGAAATTGATTTAAGAAGTTGAAATCCGTGATGTAGTTATCCGGAATAGCAACTTTTTGTGCACTTGGAGTTAAACTTACTCCAGGAGTGCCTGCTAAAATACCAGCCATTTTTTCTAATTTTTGTTTTTACTTTTAATAACTAATCTGTTACCAAAACCACTTGGTTCAGATGCTCTAACCTGTAGACCCTCAGCTTTATTAGTTACTTGGGGTGCTTGTCGAACCATGTCAATATTCTTTGATTCTTTAGCAATCCCATCAACCGCTTCTGCTTTGCCTTTCTCGTAAAAGAATTTAGCAAATTTCTCAGGGTTTGAGGCCACAGCAATTGCACGATGGAAGGTTTCCGCATCCTTCAAGTAACCTTCTTCATTTAAGAACTTATTTACAAAGTTCGATAAGTTAGACTGTTCTTGAATCAAAGTCTTTGCATCTGTTGGCGTGTAAACAACTTTCTTATTCTCATCAATGTTAAACCCGAAACCTTCGAATTTATCAGAGAATAACTCATTTGTTTTGTCAGCAAAATACTTCGACTTCTTTGCTTGGTCTTCCTGGGCTTCAGCTCCAGACTCTATTTGTTTCTTGTAAGCTTCGTATGCATCTCTATCTTCTTGTGGAACAAAGGCTTCCCTTGACTCAAGCGGAACCTTGTACTGATCCTTCAGTTGATTGAAATACTCCTTAGCTTTAGCAAGCTCTTTTTTCTTTGCTACTTGTTTTTTCTTGATTTCCTTTTCGTCATCAAAATCTTCATCGTAACCAAACTTTGTCTCTAACTCAAACTTAACGTCTTCTAAGTCTAGACCTTTGTTTTGTTCTCGATTATATTCAAGAAGCAAAGTATCCTGGTCCATAGTGTTGTAGTCTCTATTCAATTGAATAAAATCTTCAATACCACGTCCAGTTTCTTTTTTGTATTTTAGGAATGCAGAGACGTCTTCCGGTAGGTCTTCGTTAACTGAACGTTGTTCAGATAAGTCATCCAAAGAAGTAATCTCTCTATTCCATCTCTTACCTAAGTAAGATACAACACTAGATTCATCTAGTTCAACCGGCTCGTTTGCCGGAGGTGTTTCAATATTTGATAAGTCAACAACTGGAGTTTCTTCTGGTTGTTCCTCGTGTGCTTTTAAAAGCTCTGTTTCTTTCTCAGCTAGTGACTTCTCTTCGTAGTCAACTGTTCTTACTGTAAATTCACTCATTATAATTAGATTTAATTGTTACAAAGTTAAGTATTATTTACTTACGTCTATTTCGGTCCAAAAGACTCTAAGTCAAACCCATCAAGACTATCCTCAGTACTCTCGAAATTCTTAGGAGGTAGATTGTTTTGTCTTTGGTTTATTAGGTCTGATTGTCTAGTAGCCTGCAAGTCAACTCGTTTGTCTTTTGCTTTCTCTTTCTCCATGTCACGGTCCTTGATAACTTGACCTTCCATACCTTTTAATTGCATGTTGTATTGGAACTCGACATCCATTAACTGACGTTTAAGTTCAACCTCAGCCTGCATCTCTCTAATTCTATACTCAGTTTCAGCTTGCTTAAGTTGCATTTTAGACTGAGCTTCCAATTGGATGAGCTGTGCTTTTTGTTCAGAGGCAGCTTGTTGAGATTGGATGTTTGTCTGCATTTGCATTTGGTACTCCATCTCTTTTTGTTTCTGCTGTTGCTCCATACGGCGCTTACGTTTAACCTTAAGCATCTCGTTAGCCAACTTAATTGATGATGATTGGTTTAACGTCGAAGAATACATCTTGTGCCTCTAAAGATCCAACCATTCCAGTTGTACCTTTTTGGAACTCAGATCCGTAAACGAATGCTGTTACAAGCTCAGTTGTAATTGTAAACGGAGAACCTGCAGCATTGTAAAACTTAACTGTAAATGTAGAACCATCTGCAGCAACTGCACTAATAACAGCTTTACCTGAATTAGCAGATACAGTTTGAGAAGATAAGAATACAGTTTGGTTTACTCTGAAGTTACAAAGAGTTGCCGGAGACGTTGTTGGCATTGTAAAAGTCGCAGTGTCTGATCCAGCCGCAGAGGATGGAATAACATTTGTGTACTTTGTATGCAAACGACCTTGCTCTGCCCATTTGATTAAGTCAGAGTTTGTAGGAAGCTCAGCACCAACCATACGCAAGAAAGATGCGATTGAACGGTTACCGTAACGCTCGAATTCCTGCTCGTAAGTGTCAGGAAGAAATTGATTTAAGAAGTTGAAATCCGTGATGTAGTTATCCGGAATAGCAACTTTTTGTGCACTTGGAGTTAAACTTACTCCAGGAGTGCCTGCTAAAATACCAGCCATTTTTTCTAATTTTTGTTTTTACTTTTAATAACTAATCTGTTACCAAAACCACTTGGTTCAGATGCTCTAACCTGTAGACCCTCAGCTTTATTAGTTACTTGGGGTGCTTGTCGAACCATGTCAATATTCTTTGATTCTTTAGCAATCCCATCAACCGCTTCTGCTTTGCCTTTCTCGTAAAAGAATTTAGCAAATTTCTCAGGGTTTGAGGCCACAGCAATTGCACGATGGAAGGTTTCCGCATCCTTCAAGTAACCTTCTTCATTTAAGAACTTATTTACAAAGTTCGATAAGTTAGACTGTTCTTGAATCAAAGTCTTTGCATCTGTTGGCGTGTAAACAACTTTCTTATTCTCATCAATGTTAAACCCGAAACCTTCGAATTTATCAGAGAATAACTCATTTGTTTTGTCAGCAAAATACTTCGACTTCTTTGCTTGGTCTTCCTGGGCTTCAGCTCCAGACTCTATTTGTTTCTTGTAAGCTTCGTATGCATCTCTATCTTCTTGTGGAACAAAGGCTTCCCTTGACTCAAGCGGAACCTTGTACTGATCCTTCAGTTGATTGAAATACTCCTTAGCTTTAGCAAGCTCTTTTTTCTTTGCTACTTGTTTTTTCTTGATTTCCTTTTCGTCATCAAAATCTTCATCGTAACCAAACTTTGTCTCTAACTCAAACTTAACGTCTTCTAAGTCTAGACCTTTGTTTTGTTCTCGATTATATTCAAGAAGCAAAGTATCCTGGTCCATAGTGTTGTAGTCTCTATTCAATTGAATAAAATCTTCAATACCACGTCCAGTTTCTTTTTTGTATTTTAGGAATGCAGAGACGTCTTCCGGTAGGTCTTCGTTAACTGAACGTTGTTCAGATAAGTCATCCAAAGAAGTAATCTCTCTATTCCATCTCTTACCTAAGTAAGATACAACACTAGATTCATCTAGTTCAACCGGCTCGTTTGCCGGAGGTGTTTCAATATTTGATAAGTCAACAACTGGAGTTTCTTCTGGTTGTTCCTCGTGTGCTTTTAAAAGCTCTGTTTCTTTCTCAGCTAGTGACTTCTCTTCGTAGTCAACTGTTCTTACTGTAAATTCACTCATTATAATTAGATTTAATTGTTACAAAGTTAAGTATTATTTACTTACGTCTATTTCGGTCCAAAAGACTCTAAGTCAAACCCATCAAGACTATCCTCAGTACTCTCGAAATTCTTAGGAGGTAGATTGTTTTGTCTTTGGTTTATTAGGTCTGATTGTCTAGTAGCCTGCAAGTCAACTCGTTTGTCTTTTGCTTTCTCTTTCTCCATGTCACGGTCCTTGATAACTTGACCTTCCATACCTTTTAATTGCATGTTGTATTGGAACTCGACATCCATTAACTGACGTTTAAGTTCAACCTCAGCCTGCATCTCTCTAATTCTATACTCAGTTTCAGCTTGCTTAAGTTGCATTTTAGACTGAGCTTCCAATTGGATGAGCTGTGCTTTTTGTTCAGAGGCAGCTTGTTGAGATTGGATGTTTGTCTGCATTTGCATTTGGTACTCCATCTCTTTTTGTTTCTGCTGTTGCTCCATACGGCGCTTACGTTTAACCTTAAGCATCTCGTTAGCCAACTTAATGTTATTGATCATACGAATGTCGATAGCATCCTCTAGGTCAATCGTTTGTTGTTGAAGTGACATCTGAATGTTTGCCTCAAGCTGAGCTCTCTGCTCTTCGTCCGGAGCAAGGTCAATAAAGATACCAAAGTCATGCAGGTATAGTTCTTTAATGTCGTTAAGTATAGCGACATTGTACTTACCAATCTGCATAGCAAACTCCTCAGCAAAGTCAGAGTACTCTAAAACGTCAGCAATACGAACTGATAAACAGTCTGCCAATCGTTTAGTAGTATACAGACCAGACTCAAGGATGTGTCTAGTTGCAGTGTTTGAATTCAATGCAGCTAACTTCTGAACACCAACCAATGCGTCAGGATGAGGAGTGGACGCATCCCTTGCCTCATTGATACCCGTCACATCGCGGATCATATTTAAGTAGTGGTTGTAATTGCCGATTAAAGCAGCCATCTTACCTTGTCCACTGTTTGTGTTTAACTCTTGGATTGGAATACGCGCGTTGTTAAACTCACCCTCTTGAGTGTAGCTACGTCCAATAACACTACCCGTCTGGAAGTATAGTTTCAACGCATCCTCAGGATTGTATGCCGCACCGGTACCTAGGTCAACCTCATTGATACCATCGGCATCGATAAATACACCATCAGGAACTACGCGTGCCATGACTTGTTGTAACTTAAGGTGTGTCAATTGGATCTGATCAGCAAATGGAATCATACGTCGAACCAAAGACTCGATGTTTCCTTTGTACATTCTTGGCGCATGCACCACATAGTTTGGAAGAGCTTTCTGAGTAGCAGACTTAGGACGAACCATGTTCTTCATAAGCTCCCACTTAACAAGTATGTTTGATCCACCAACTAAGATACCATCGTACCAAACGTCACGAACCGCCTCTACTCTTTCGAATAGCATTCCGTCCTCGATGATTGGGTTGAATGACTCATCCTTACGAATAACTCTCTCTCCACCATTCTCAAGTAATTTCTTTTTCCATACAAAACGTTTGTCAGTCTTGTAGTTGAAGTATAGTAATGTAACGACCTCATTTAAGAATGAATCGTCTTGGTAGTTTCTAACAATAGGGAAGTAATCATACCATGCAGAACTAGCATTTCTAATCTCTTGAAGTTGCTCGTCTGTAAGTGTAGGATCAATTTTAAGTAGCTCAGTGTAGTGAACCATCTTAACCTCACCAAAGTAATAACAGTCAGAGAAGTCATTCTTCTCAGTATAACTGTAGATCATGTTAGCAGGGTCAACGTAGTCAACCTTAACACCATCATTAACTAGGAATGTATGTCTTACAGCTCCAATACCGATAGTGGTAACGTCATAGTCATATAGCTTCTTGGTATACTCATACTCATTCATTTTGAGTAATGTATCAATAGCTACCTCTTCAGCGATCTCAATACTTGGTTTGTATTTCAACTGCATGTACAATGACAACTCCTCGTCGTTCTCAGGAAGTTCATTTGGATCAACGTTAAATGCATCGATACCAAACTCATCCTTAGTTAACTGAAGGAAGTCCTTTGCGACCATGTCAGACTCAATCATATCCTGGAAGATGTTCTTCTTCTCAGCGGACATAACGTCTTGCGCCTCAGCCTTGATAGCATAAGGTCGCTCCGACATACCGTTTACAACAAGATCAACGAACTTGGGTATAATGGGAATAGGAGACCAGTCTAAGTTTAACATAGACATATCTCCGTTGATAGACAATTCATCTTTATATTTCTGAACTGGCTGCTCTCCTCTTGCGTATAGCCTCAATCGGTGGAATTCCCCCCACTGGTGATAGAACCTACACGAATTTGCTTTTCTTTTGAACCACTCACCCTCAATAGATTTTGCTACCTTAAGACCATACTCGAAAGTTGACTTTTCTTCGTCGGTAGCCATCTGATTCGGGAACGGCCTTTGGGAAATTAAAACTTGTGGTTTCTCCATTATTTTATTATTTCGCTTCTGTTTCCACGATTATCGTATTTTACAAATTTAATACTTATTTTTGATTCCTTCTTCTCAGGTGTAAACATATACTTACGAGTAGCCATAATAGCTAATCCTGAACTGATTGAGGCATCATGCTTCGTTCTATTGTTTATATCAAATCTAGCCCAATCTTCTAGGGTCCTAGTAAAATACATTGAACCCATAACGTCAGAGTCTCTATACGTTCCTTCGTTATCTAAACCAACGTACTCCTCGATGTAAGACTCGATAGCTGCCGCGTGAGCCTGCTTAACGTCCTCAGATGAGTTAGGTATTCCACCAAGCTCTAATTCGGTCTTAGACAGCTTAAACGTCTGCTTGTCGGGTCTATTCAATACATAACCACGGTATCCCCTATTCTTAAAGTGATACAGTAGTCGGGCTTTGTTATTCTCCGGTAAGATAGGCATTCCGTAGAATATACAAGCCATCAATACCTCCTCAAAGAATATCTCTGCTGTT